TTCCTAGTATTTGATTAGCATAAGGAATTTTAGATATAGTAGCCGCTGTGAGTTGTGAAAAAGGCTGGCTTAGTAAGTTAGCTTTGCCAATTACTAAGTTCATAATGTGAGTACCGGGATTACTCAGTAACCCTTGGTTAATCCATGCCTCAATAAACATCTGCATACCACCAGACTTAAAGCCATCCCCAATGACTTTCTGCATAGCCTGTTTGCCTTTTTGCATATGGGCTTCATAGAGCATATCAATTACTCTAGGAATCTCCATACCACCCACCCTACTCGCCCTAAAGAACTTTAAAACTTGTTCCGCATCAGGGGAATTGAGAACTGATTTTTTAAAATTTTCACCTAAATCTTTAACGACACCCTGTACCGCACGTAAACTCTTACCAGAAGAAGAACCAGCTTCTTTAATCATTTGCTGTAATTCTAGTGAATCTGCCAAGGCTCGTACTACTGATGCTTCTGCCTCCATAACCTCAGCTTTGGTTGCGTTGACAGAACCCATTAGTAGCTTACTATTTTCTAATGCTCTCGTAAGATCGCTGTCAATCGCACCAGCCATATGACCTAAACCGTAAATCATCTCACTACTGACATAACCCTCTTTATGTACTTGGCGTAAAGTATCTACGTCAAAACCAGCGTTCATCGCAAACTGTAAACCTTTTTTAGACCATTGTGCCGTTGTTTCTTTAGTCTGGCCTTCTTTAGCGATAGCTTTGCCGATGTTTTGGGCATACTCCATACGTTCTTCTGATGTGCGTAATTTCCTGAAATTCTCTTGTATTTCAGTTTGGTCAGCAAGTGCCTGAGCAACCGTTTTACCCTTCTTAACGGTAAACTCTACTGCCCCTTTAACTGGGCCAATAAAGTCATCACCTACTTGTCGTGCCTCTTTAATTAATGATTCATCGTCTACAACTTTGACGGTATCGCCTTCTGTTACAAAAACCTTTTTACTGGGAGCCTTTTTAGTACCATCTTTAGTTAAGACTTTTACGGCAGTTGCCTGTCTTTGCAAATCCAATGTTTCAACAAACCATTCATTAACTGGTTTGAGTGCTTTACCAATTAGACCACCAGCACCTTTCAAAGCTGGCACTAATACCTTATCGCCTACTACAGCTAAACCACCCTCTTGTATAGCGTTGCGTAATCTGTTTTTTGCCTCAGAATCATCTGGATTAGTAGCAAGAAATCTTGATACTGCACCAGCTAAGTGATTGTCTACAGTAGCCAAGTCATTACCTAAATTCTGATGATCTGGCGAAAATGCAGTACCACCTGACAATGCAGAAGCTACTACATTTGCTGGAACTCCCTTCCCTAATTTACTCAACCCTTGAGCCTTGCTCAGTAATTTAACTGCACGTAAAGATGGAAGCCAACCAATCATAAATTGGCCTATCGCACGACCAGCTTCGCCAGCCCCCTCGTCTAGCCCTGAGCGTTCTGTAATAGTATCCATATACTTTGAGATGTAACGCCCAGTATACTCGTCTGAATCATCCATGATTTCATCAGGTGTAATAAGATTCATTAAAGAAGCGGCACTTACGGCTAACTCATCAACACCGTAGCCTACGCCAGTAGCCAATCCTAAACTAAAATCTGATACACCATCTATAAACTGCCCAATAATTCCTTGTTCTTCGGCCTCATCAGGAGTAGGCATCTTATGTAGTTGCTTACTTGCTGTACGCATATTAGGGTGATCCCCACTACCCTGTGCTAAATATGTAGCCTCAGTAATTGCTTTTTCTGTAGAGTCCACCTTAAAGTCAAGATTCTCAGTAGGACGCTCTGGCTCCCAATCACGTATAGGCATCGCTTCCAACAACTTTGAGTTTTGCTCATATTTTTTGAGCAAGTCTTTACGTTGTTGTAACTCGTCCTCTATGTTCCATTCTTCGTCTAACGGCATACTCTAATCCTAGTTAAATATTACGCTTATCACGATCCGGGTCTGAACCAGTATATATAGGGTTCATATTTAGCTTGTAATTCTCATAGTCTTTATCCTGAATTTCCCCGGTACGCAACTCCTGTTTGACACCGCCTAGATTAGCTTTAAACTTTTCTAATTCTTTACGGTGCTTTTCAATGTCATTTTCAAGCTTACGTTGTTCTTTAGCGGTACGCCCTTGTCGTTGTTTCCTCAACAATTCTTGTATTTCTTCTGTTTTCTTCTGGTAATAGGCTCTTTCTTCTGGTGAAAGATAAAAAGTATTTTCTGCCATCGCAACATTACTCACAGGAGATGTGTCGGCAGAATTAAGGCGTAAAATTGCATCCCGAAAACGCAAAGCTCTGTCTCTTGACTGTCTTACCCATCCAGACTCTACATCCTTTGACTTTTCAGGCTTACGATACTGTATGTTGCTTGCCGCTTTATCCCAATCGCCATCAAGTAAGGCTTGGTACGCTGTAGGAAATTTTGCCTTTAAAAATTGTGGCCCTCCTTGGAATATTACATCTGCTAAAGACTCAATAAATTCAGAGTTTCCCTCGGCAGTTCTACCTATTTTATTTGCCAATTTAACGGCCATATCATAGGCCTTTTTAACGTCCTCTTTAAACCATGTTTCAATTTGGCTATACTTTACTTTTTTATTCCGATATTTTTTCAACTCAGCTTTAGTTAGCTGATGTCCAAAGCCAACAGAATATAAAGGTGTACCATCTTTTGCTGTTCCATCACGGTACGGAGTGTAAACTAGACCTTCTTCTACTGCTAATTTTTTCTCTAGTGGCGACCAGTTAGGGTTTACCTCTACAGCTTTACCTTTGCCGCCCTGAGTAATGGAACTACGATATTGGGTAGTAGTTATAGCCGGTGCTGGCTCAACTTGAGTTGCTTTAGGAGGTGGGTACATTCCAGATTTATCTGGCACAGGCTCTGCTACGCTAGGGGTTATTGTACTGCCTGCTGGCAATAAAATTTTCTCTCCAACTTGCAGTTTATTTTCACGTCCTATTGTGTTGGAATTCATATTCTGTAAATCTTTTAAAGTAATACCAGCTTGCTTTGCAATACGACCAAGCATATCTCCTTCCACTAATTCATACTGAGTGAATTGAGGGTGTGCATCAGGGTTATCAATAATACGTTGCCTAACATCAAGTGGCATAACGTCTGTAAACTCATTGTTTGCATCTAGGTAGCGTTGGCCGGGGTTCCAATTATCGGGGCCGTATTTACCGGGTTGTAATGTAAAGTCTCCCATAGATTTATCATATAACCCTTGACTGCTATCTCTGGAAATAGAAGTAACAGCCTCGGCTGTAGTTGGTGCGACTAAATCACTTATTGTGCCGACTATATTTTGAACAACATCACCAACTTTCGTAGGTATATTCTCAGGCTGTGTAGCTGGTGGTGTAGCAAGAGGATCAGGAGTTTTAATTCTGGTACGCTTAGTATCTATAATAGGGGTTTTTTCTATATTGTGGTTTTCTACACCATCAATTAATAAATCACCTATCGCACTCGTTAGCAATCCCATATCATTAGCAAAGCCTTCAATCGTAATAGGCTCTCCCTGACCTACAGCATTTGCCAGTTTATCCCAAATGCCACCAGAAAAAGTTTCCTTAACATTTTTTGACATAACTGCCATATCTTTTATATGCTGTGATCGCTCATTCATTGTAGATTCACTATATGACAACTTAGATTGCTCATGGGCATCACGGAGTCCTTGAGTTATATCTGTCCATTTAGATGCTACCGCAGTACCCACAGCCGAACCATACTCCCCTTTAGCAAGCTGATCCTTAAAGGTGCTAGCCGACTGTGCATTACGAATACGTTTCTTAGACATTTGATGCTCAATGAGTTTAACATTAGGAGGAACCTCTTGAGGTATTGGCTCGTCAGGAGATACACCGTCACCTATTTTTTCCATAGCAAATGTGGGAAGTTCTTTTTCGACCTGTGCTTTTCTATTCCTCTCCTCAGCTTCAAGTTTTTCACGCTTCTTTAGTTTCTCATTATCTAATCTTGCTAACTCCTCGTTGACAGCCTCAGAAAAATTCTTCTCTAGTAGCTTACCAACGTATGTTTCTAACATTGATCGTTGCACATCTGATGGTTGGCTAATGTTCTCTTTACTAAAGACACCTAGCTTGCTGTCAAACTCTGCTTTTATATCAGACAAGGTAACATTCCAAGCCTTAGCGTGGGCCGGGGAATATCGCATTGTTGTACTCCAATTTAGGTGCATAGGGTTTTTCATTTGCTGTAGCATCGCAGGGGCTACACCAAGACGTTTCATTGTTTGATCTTGCAACCACTCTGGCACTTGACTTTGATCTGGTTTAATCATAGACATAAGTGCAGTTTGCATAGCTTCTTCGCCTTGAGTGAATAACCCTTTCCTAGTGGAATCATTAACGCCTCTCCAATGCGTTAAAACCTCTCTAATAGTGCTTTCATTCATCCCCTCATACTTGCCACCCATAGTTTCTAAGTGACTCCGCAATTCATCTAAATTAAAATAACTGGTGCCATCAGCTTTTATATTTTCTAAAATAACATTCCTACCCTCACCAGTAGTAAAATGCTCTACAAAAGGTTTATATGATGTTCCATACTCTGCATCCATTATTTGTTTTTCAATCTTTGCCCCAAACCCCGGCACAGCAAAATCAAAGGTGTGGGCTTCTTTAATCAACTTTGTTTTAAGTTCAGGTGCAATCGTCTTATCTTGAAGTGCTTTATTCACCTTATTCTTTAACGCTAGTCTACCCTGCTCAGTAACCTCTAAAGCATATGTTTCTTGTGCTTTTACTTGTCTATTACGTTCTGAAATCTCTTTATAATAAGCATCTGTAAAAGACTCCTTTAGGAGTTTTAATCTACGTTCCCCTAAAGGCATACCCATAACACCTTCTATTTGAGCCTTAAATTCTTTATCAGTAGGATACTGCCCGGTAGCGGTTGCCTGTTTAGCAAAATCAGTAGCAAATAAATTACCACGCCCAGTAACGATCTTATCTGTAGCAACTTCTAAATTCCAGACTGCTTGCTCTGGTATCAAACCACCTACACTTACTTGTTGTGCGTAATTTGATTTTAAATCGTTTAAAATTGAAACTGTATCAGCATTTTTATCTTCAGTAGCTTTCTTGATTAAAGCTTTATTCTTACTCCCTAGCATAATATTGGTACGATTATTGATATTAGCGGCAATAGTCGTGTCCATTTTGCTGAATAATTTATTAGATTCTGCCCTAAGTGACGCTAAATCTCTTTGTGCCTGTACGCTATCGCTAGTAGGCAGACCTAATCCACCACTTTTACGGTAGTTGTTTGTACGAGTTTGCATACTTTTAGCAAAATCATTTTTAACCGCTTGTTGTTCTTCTGGTGTGATTGCTTTAGCAAAAGCAGTACGAAAATCATTATCTGTTTTTTGCCAATCCTCCATTAAATTTAATCTAGCGTATTGCTGTTTAGTCTGGTCAATATACATCTTGGCTTTAACGCCAGCATCTACCATATTTACTAATTCTTTTGTTACAGCAAAAGAGGACATAGCATTGTTCATACCGATGCTATAATCTGCCATAGCAATCTTTTGCACAGGCACATTAGAACTTAACTGCTGTGTCTGAGCAGATAAGACAGGTTGTGCAACCCCTTTCCTCTCACTAACTAATAACGGTTTTCCTATTGCCATAATTTATCACCCGAAACCCGGTGGTATTTCTGTCGAGCCATAACCACCACGTAGACTATTAAAACCACCGCCAGCAACACTCCCATGTTGACCCGGTGTTAGTGTTGTGTTACCCGGAGCAAACCCACCAGCCATACCATAAGCTTTAACACCAGACGTAATAGCACTTGTAAAACCTGACACAAGTGCCGCATTAGCGGCATTTTTAGCTTGATATGCTTTAGACATACCAGCGTACATATTCATATTACCCTCATTAATAATATTGGCTCGTTGTATATCGGAAGCGTATTGTTGTAGAAGTGCTTGTTGCATGGTAGCGTTATAATCAGCATGACCTTTATAGCGTGTCATAGCGGCAGTCTGATCTATCTGGCCTGCGGCCTGTGCCCCTCTTAACTCTATATTAGCCAAGTTTACTGCGGCCGCATGAGCATCAGCAAAAGCAACCACGGCAGGGCTACCTTGCATAGTGACACCAGAAGTACCCCACTTGGCACGTTTTTCTGCTGTAAATATATCGTACTGGCGTTCTGCAATCTGCATATCAAATGAAGCTTGTTCCTCTACTTCATCTGCCTGTCGTTCAAGTAAAAACGCATCATATGAGGCACGATCAGCTATAACCTCAGCATTACGCTCTGTAATGGTACGTGTGATACGACCACGTTCTTGCTCCATTTGAGCATTAATATCTGAAATCTGCTTGTTATACATGGCGGTTGCCATAGCAGACTTAGCAGACGATTGCCCTGCCTTGTAGCCAGAAACGCCTTTAGTTATCTCTGCCCCACCAGATAATAATGCGGCAGTTGTAGCTGGCTCCATACTTTACTCCCAAATAGCGTACATACAGTTATCTAAATCACCACCACAGTAGTTGTGTAGTGTCCCTTCATATTTAAAGCCTAGTTTTTCTGCAAATCGTTTCAACATATCGTAATCCGCTACAATCTGCGCCTGTACTCGCTTTAATTTATATTTTTCTCTAAAATACTTCAAGTAGAACTTAATAGACCTTACATAAGAAAATTTATATTTTGGCACCGTAGGAGAGCCAATTACCCAAACTTCCCCTACTCCCGGCCACAGTATATTTAAACCACCAATAGCAAAAATATCACCATCTATGTACCCTGTGTAGGCTTCTACAGCTTCTTTACCGATAGCATTAGCCCACTCTGTATCAGATAACTTCACAGCCCTTTTTATCGTTTCCTCATGTGGTCTGACTACCAGACGTTTGAAATGCGAAAACTGATAAGGTCTAATTGTAATTTTTCCAGAACGCTCTAAAGGAGCGTTTCTAGTCATTAACACTCAGTTCTCCTGTTAGAGAGATCAAAGTCATACCTAATGGTTGTTCTTGTGTAATAGTGATGGAAGCGTCTGACTCCTTCCACCCAAGGTTAGTAATGTCAAATTGTCCTGTAAATGACGGGGGTGCCGAGTCCATAGGATCACCACCAGTTCTAAAAACTAATTGCTTGCCATTTACAGCAATACCTAAAGTTTCATATAGATTTAAAATAATACGGTTCCAAGATTTCTTTTTACCAAAACTCGCCCCATCTGCTTGTGGTAACTCAGGGGGTAAAGTAACTAATTCAGTTGTATATTTCAAGCCCACAGATGCACTTGTAACACTTTCAGATAAAGCAATAGAACCACTACTAACTACTGCATCTGGCATCACGGCACCATCTCCTAATACTTGTACTGTTTCCCCTTCTAAATGAGTTAATCCAGAGAGAGTAGAGGTAGCTCCACCAGAATAAGTTAAGCCTGAATCTACATTAATCGTAGAATCTAAATATTCTATATACCTTACAGTAGCACTATTAATTGTTCGTTTTACACTAATCCATAATTCATCAGATTTACCATCGGCAGAAGGAATTACAGCAACACTTTCAACTTCTGTGCCTGTGCCACCGACAGGATGTTGATGCCAAGCAACCACTTGTTGATCTCTTTGGTAGGTCAAGCCCAACAACACACCATCCTCTCTGACCGCCCAAACGATAGAATCTGGCTCTTGTTGGTAGGCCATATGGGTCAAGCCACCCCCTGTAATATCTTCGGCTAAAATCGTCAAATCAGGGGCTACAAATCCTTCGACATTCAGATCAAAAATCATCTGCCTGATTTTCTTGGTTGCCCGTTGATTGAATAGAACTGCACGACCAGAAGTAATAGGTGTAACGGTACTAGAACCGTACTTAGTTTCCTGTACTACACGCACATTAGAAGGTGTAACTGGATTGCCACTACCATGTAATTTAAACTCTCCACCTACCGTCCCTACCAGTAGAACATCAGAAGCTTTCATCCATCTGATAACATTCACATCATCAGTAGCTAATGTAAAAGCTAGTGATTCATCGTCTAAACCAGTTCCCTGATTCATATTCAAGAAATCACCAGATTTACTTGCCCATATTGTCTGAGGTTTATTATTTGTACCAGCCCAATACAGCCGTTCTTCAAAGAAGGTAACACAGCGTGGGTAGTCACCAGCACCACCAGCGAAGTCAGCCGGGGCAGAGGTGAAGGTGAGAGTTGCTAACGTCCAGCTTATATCGCTGGCACGTGTCAACTTACGTGGGGCATGGCTAGGGTGTGCGATATAAAGGGTATCGGCAGATTGGGCAAAGTACAAATCAAATAATTCGGCTTCTAAAAAAGGAGTGGCAACTTCTACGGCAGAACCGCCAGATTGTATTTGTCCGTTATCCTTATAGAATCTAATGTACTGATCTCCAAATTCTATAATGTATGCTTGAGTAATACTAAACTCAAAACGAACTAAGCGAACTTTTTTAGCATTGGTTTTTACACCAGCAACATGACGAAATCCACCTCTACGAATTACACCACCATGCGGTAGGCTATAGGCATTTTTTTGGGTCTTTAGGCCGTTGTTGTACTTATTAACATCAACTCGCCCATGCAACCTAGCCGATAGCTGGCCTGCTGTAAAATTTGTCTGTATAGGCCATACTTTCGCCATTTAGCGTAACCTTAAATCAGTCAATGTCTCTGTTTCAATAGTCTCTGGTGTGCCTTCTTGTGAATCGACTGCCCTAGCATCCCTTACAATAGCATCGTATAACTGCGCCATTTGTTGCATAACTGTATTAGAGCGTGTCACAGGAAACGCTAGTTTCCAAGCCATCCTAAAAACAAGTGCTTGGTAGAGTAGAGAATCATAAAGCATGGTATCCTCTAGTCTCTGAATATATGTAATATCTATAGCAGATTCTTCTGTGAGTAATTCCCTGCCTTGTATAGCAAAATCTAATTTAATATCCCCTGTAACAGTTCTTACATCTAACACACGTAAACAGTAAGGGTCGGTAGGTAATGTGAATTTAAACTCCCAATCTATAATAGGTGTATCAGCTAATGAAGCTAGGTTAGCGGTTGTTACAGCACAGTTCCACCTATGGCTACGCAAAAGGGCATCTCTTTCGCTGTCGTAAAAACGATTAACCAGTACGGCATTAGAATCATTATCTGTAAAACTTGTTATTGTGTTAGCACCAAGAAGTAATAAAGCTTCGTTAGCTAAATCTACTTTTGAACCCATAGGTTACTCCGCAAACTTCAATCGTTTAACAACTCTTATCATGCCAATCGGCACTTTAATTCTTTCTCCAACTACAGTACCCGGAGGCACATCACTCTGTAGAATAAATATCTTAGCCTTCTTATCACTTTTAACAAACCACCCCATAAACCGTACTCTAGGGGAGTCCTCTAAAAACTCACTCGTATCATCCTCAGACCAATCGTTGCGAATTAGTGTGTCGTCCCACTCCACATAGTACATTTCGCCTTTTTTCAGTCTCATATATATATAAAAGAAGTAGGGTGGCACCCCCGGAAGATACCACCCTACGATCTTAGTTAGGATCAGCGTACATTACATGAAAATCGAATGTGTCTGCGGATACAGATGTGCCTGCACCTAAAGCAAAGGTCAACACCATTTCACCAGTAGTCACATAACCCGTATCATGGGTTCCGCTTTCATGGAAGTTAGTAACAGTCCTAGCGGAATCTGCGGCTACAGCACTAATAAATGCGTCAGCATCCACAGCAACAGCAGAGCCATCGCTTTGTGTAGTGTGTGCGGCATATCCCACATTAACCGTAGCCGATGATTCAAGATCACTGATAATGACCATTGACTGCGGTAGTATGCGTACACCAGAAGGTATAGTCATAACTTGCACTACGTCAGAAGAACTGAGGGCTTGCCCCGTAAATCTAGCATAGCGATATGTTACACCATTCCAAGTGGTAGGCGCATTTTTCGTACCCGTACCGTCCGTAGCGGAAGTGTACTCTGTACTTTTATATGTAGCCATAATACACCTCCATTAAGAATCAGTACAAGCAATCTCTACGACCTTTTCATCTTCGATGCGAACTGCACCGAGACACATTTGGGCATAGACTTGCGTACTATAGTTTTTATCTGAACGCTCAGAAATTTCAGTCTTAACGTCCATACCTAGACTCAAGCCAATTCCATCGTGAATCCATGCAATACATTGGGTATCACCATTAGAATCGCTTGTTAAACGCTCAGAGCGAATGAATTTGAATCCCATAAAGGTATCAATTTCACCAGCCACTAAGGCTTTTACTGTATTGTAGTCTGAACTTTGAATTTCAGTATCTCCGAGGAGATCATAAAATTGGTTAGATTTCATAACAATACAACGTGGTAGATCAGGATCAACATCAGAAGAATCTAAGATTTGTTTTGCTTCTCTTAGCTTAGTGATGTTCATATCTGTAGTGCCTGATACAGCAATTTTCTGTGCGGCAGGCAAAGCTACGTTACTTGAGGCATCGTTTTCATCCACACTTACAGCGTTGCCCAACATCGCAGAGATAAGTACATCATCCATTGTTCTACCCATAGCCCATACACCAGCTTTCATATATTCGCTAGTAGGATCAGCTAACATCCGAACTTTATCAGCCTTATCGACTAAATCAGCCCAGTTGTAATCTTCCATAGAAACTCGCCTACGGGAGTGTGGGGTAGAGATCAAAGGTGTATCACTATGCCGACTCGTAATCTTTTGAGCAGATGTACTACCCAAGCGGTCAAAGTGATCGTACTTGCCTTGTACGTCCGTATTTACACGAACATACTCACGCAAACGTGAACCTTTTTGCTGTACCAAGTGAATAAAACTGTCCCGAAACTTTTGGGCAAATGCTTTATTGACTTCGATACTCATAATAGACCTCTTATAAATAAAGAGATTAAAAAAGGAGAGTTATCTGCACCATGCAGGCTCTTATTTGCGTGAAGATATGGTTGTCTCTTTCAAGGCCGTTTCTTCACAATACTGGGCTTCTCTATGTGAACATCTATAGGGGAAGCACCAAGGCAGACTGCATAGAAAGAATCGGCAGATGTCTGCCGTTTAAATTCTTTACAGTAGCCATATTGCTCTGGTGTGGCTTTGCCTTCGATACGTCTATCGTGGTACTCAAAGTTTTCACACTCAGAACAAAAAATGTTATCCATTTATTCCTCGGTATAAATCATATCATACAAATGATCTCTATAGGAAATAGCTTCCATATGTTTTGGATGCGTATTATCGAATAAAGCCTCATTGTACTTATGTTTCTTATCCTTCATCATAGCCTCAATCTCTAGCTTGGCTGAATCAGGATCAATAGAACCTGTAGTTTTACCAGAACCCTCTAAGACAGGCTCGTTAAATGCGGAACCAATACGATGAAGAAACTTAATCATCGCAACATTATTGGTTACACCGCTTTCATTTACAAACTGTTTTAAATCATCATCTGCAAAACGATTAAATGCTCTCCTAGAGATTGCTAAATTCTTAGCGTACTCTGTCGGCCCCCATTCTTTTTTTAGTGCGGTTTCAGCATCCAGCCTAGCTTGTTGCATAGCGGCCTCTGCATTAACCTGTGTATCGGTTTCTAAAGAATGATAAAAGTCTAAAGCATCTTGGGCTTGTTTATTTGTTAAACCTGATGCGTGTGCCTTTTGTAGAAATTCATCTATTTTTTCCTGACGATACTCTGTTTCAGGAAGATTAATTTCATACTTATCTGGTGCCTCTGGCCTACCTAACTGATTATAAAAAGAATTAATATCTTCTTCGGAAGCATCTTCGGCAGGGACTTTAATCCTAGAACCCACCATTTTCTGTAACTCTAAATAAGAATTACCTAATGCTCCTACATCTTTAAACTTGGAGAAGGTTTCATTCTCCCGTAAATCCTCTGGCAAATGCTGTGATTGCCAAGTTTCTGCTACCTCTGGCTCAGTATTAATGAGGTTATCGCTTGCAACGGCCTCGTCTGACATTTGTTACTCCTTTCACGCTTTATAACTCTCAGGTTTTGAAGCAGGGTTTTTGTATAATGCTATTTGTGCTTTAATCCCTAACACTAAACCTCTACCCCCTTCGTTAAAGTAGGTTGTATATGGGTCATTCGGTTCAGCCGAAATCTGGTTCATATACATATCCTCTAAAAATTGTAATACTTTTTCTCCGTAAGTACCCGAAAATGTTTTAACTATTGCTTCTCTAATTTCATCCAGTTCACTGTACTGGGAACGCATTAGCACCTCCTAGTGCTGTTACCATCGGTGCCGCTTTGCCTGCTCCCTCTGCAACCTGTGAAGCCTGAGCAAGTTGTTCTTGCATCGCCATTTGTTCCTGACGTTGTGCCCTAATTTGCTCTATTTCTTCCTGTGACCTCATTACCGCAGACGGTACAGCCATCCTTTCACCAATAATTTGTAAAGCTTCATCCACATTAATATTATCAAGCACCTCTGGTGCAAAGCCAGCCATATTAGCCGCAACCCCAAGCCACCTCTGTATCGCTGTGACATCTTGTATCTTTTGGTTTTTAGCCAGTTGACCAACATAAGACACCTCTATTTCGTCTAACTCTGCTAATTCTTGAGGTGCTGGCGGTAAAGCACCAGCCCTGTTGAGTAGGCCAAAGCTACGCAAAATAAGAGGTGTGAGAACCTCACTTTCAAATCTAGCTACAGTAGGCCCAAGTAATTTCTGGATTTGTTCTCTTACAGTAGCAACTTCTTCTGCCGTCATATTAAGTTTTTCTGGCAGTACAAGTTGATCTGCAAGGAAAATTCCACGAATTGATTTCTTTAATTCGTCAGCTTTTAGAGAGGATAAGTCAAACCTACCTTCAAATCTGAGGAATTTAAATCGTTCTGGTTCCCTAGAGTAGTTAATTGCAGAAGGTGTCATTCTGAATGTACCGATAATACCCTGATCTGGTGCAATCAGAGGTGGATGAACGGCAGTAGACAGTCCCTTCAGTTCGAGTTCTCGAATTTTATTGAGCGTCTTTATATCTGGCATGGCGATGTCGGCAGGACTTCTGCCCCACAATTCACCAGATGCCTTCTCAAATCTACCGATTACATAAGGTAATTCATCAAATCCACTTCTTCTTACAATTTTCTTTGTATCATAATGTATGTCTACAGTAGCATACTTCTTTTTCATAGCATCTACTGAGTTCATTTCATAATCTTCGCTAGGCATAACAACACGCACAAAAGTAAACTTTGTGTCTGGTGCTTCCTTGCAAGCTTTCTTTACAGAATCAGGTAATTTTTTGTTACCAAATAATTGCTTCGCCTGTCTAGCGGTAAACATATACTCCCAAAATACGGTATCGGGTTTACCCCATCTGTCCTCTGAGAAAACAAACTGCCCAGTTGGTATTGAGGTAAAGACTAGGCCACCAAAGCCGTCACGTAATGCTTGGTTTTCTTCCAGTAGGATGTTTATTGTCCCGAATGATGTGAAATCTAAAAAGGCTTCCCCTATGGTTGTATAAAAGTTGCTTTCGTGCATACTGAAAAACATCTTTTGTGTTACATCGTGAAACCAACGCTTTACACTAGGTTCTTCATTTAATGGGGAGAGTGGGTGTCCAGAAGGTATAGAGAGGCCAAACCAAACAACGGATTGCGGAACTAAGGCGTTCTGCATAGACATAGCCATAATACGGCTTGCCTCTGGTGCAGAGGAATCAAACATTTTATTAGTATGACGTTCCGCACTAATATGTTGTGAACTGTCTACTTGCTGTTTACGGGGTCTAATGTAATCACGTACATCACGAAAGAATGGCTCCCACAATATACGGTCATTTTTTAAAACCTCGTAGCGTTTTAATAAATCGGTTGCTACAGGCATACTAGGCTCCTAGTAAAGTTTTCTTGTCTTGTTCACCTGATCCCAGTAAACCAACCTGTGCAGACTTATCAGGTAATTTACCGAACCTAATACGTCCCGGCTGTACGCTAGGCTGGCCTGTCTTTCTATCGAAATATTTACTAGGGTCTTGCTTAATAGCATCAACATTAATTGATTTGTCTGTCTGGTAGTTCTCTAATGCTTTACCCGGAGTAGCACCGGGGCTAACACCTTTAAAGTATCTACCAGTAGAAGCTTGGTACGTCATAGTCTTAGGACTGTCTGACATATAATCTATGTAGTCAGTAATCCCTTTAACACGATACTTTTCATCTTCTATAGCCTGTAATCTTTGTCTTTCCTGTTCCTGTTGCCTAGCAATAGCGGCATAATCTACTTGAGGAGGACTTGGACGACCACCCATAACTTATCTCCTTATGAACTTAATAACCCTTTAGTGGAACTTTTACCAATAGTCTTAGGCGTGACAAACAGACCTAGACGTTGTATCTCTTGATCTTCTGTCGTGCCATCCCCTAAAGCACCACCAATATTTGTAATATTAGATTCTCTAGTATCTGTCTGTGCAAGCCGTTGCATCTTTCTACGTTTTTCTTCGTCCAGTTTAGCTTGTGTAACCTGTGGGATTTCTGGCAACTCAGACTTTTCTGGCAGATAATCTTCTTGCTTTGGCGGCTCTACCACCATTGGTGCAGGCATCGCAGGCATTGAGCCTTTTCCCATACCCATAGTTTATCTCCTAATTAAAAACATCATACTCAGCAACGGCATTGTCCTGTAATACCTTAACACTTAAATAGCCAGCTTCAAACCCTAAAGCGGCTGTAGAAAGTGCATCAAATCCATGAGAAGCCCAGTTATGTAGAGGACGGTTTTTGTAACAACCATTCTTATCGTCCCATTCTTTACGGTAATTCTTTAAACAAGTCAAGCCTCTACCGCATTTAGACTCATCAAAATAAAATTGAGGAAATAAGTTTCTTACACTCTCAATCTTATCCATTACGTCATGGGGTCTAGGTACAGTCTCAAAAATTAAGCCTTGCTCTCTGGCAAACTCTTTCCTAGTCTTGCCAATCGTAAAATCTCTAACCTCAATATCATGCGGAGCAAGGTGTTTGCCGTATCTATAATCCCTCTGTTTGAGTAGATTAATGTAGTGGGTCAAACCCTCATCCGCATTTTCGTAATAATCTATAAAACGAATACAATCTTGGTGTATCTGGAAAAACCAAATACAAGTTGTATCGTTGATACCTAAATCCCAAGCTGTATGTACTGGTAATCTACGAATATACGGTATATCTTCAATACGCTGGTCAATATAGGCAGACTGTAAATGCCTTGCTAGATATGCCCCTTCAATGCTCTGTTCAAATGCTTCTTTGGCAGTTGTAGGGTATTCTCTTTTTACATCATCCCCTAACTCAGATAATTTTTTACTGTACCAAGATTTTTGCCCCTGAGAAAACTTAATCTTTAGTTCTCTGGACTGATTTTCAAAGTATGTTTCTACATCAGGGGGTACAGGTGCTTTAGTTTCCAGCTTATACCCCTTTTCTTTATACCACGGAAAGAAGAAAAACCTGTAATCCATAGTAGTAAGTTCTTTTTTAGATAAGCTGGCTAACTCTGCATCCCTACACTTATTAAAAAAGTCTCCCTCATTACCCATAGCAGTAGATTCCATCGCCAAAAGCGCATCTCTAGGCAATGTTTCAATACTACCAGTACGAACTTCCCTTGCTTTCTCAGGTTCTTTAG